ATGCCATTGGGATCACCATTAAAGGTGAGAGCCTGACATATGAGCATATACGAGGCGAGGTCCGAGGCAGTGGATAAGTCCACTGTCGAAAGACCCCATTCGTACGCCATCGCAGCCAATTCCTGGTTGCGTCGCTGGTCTCTGATATCGACACCGAAGTAGGACAAACGCCTAGCCATCTTAGAACCGATCCCGCTTTGCAAGCGAGAGTTATATAACGGTTCTTTGGCAGCGCAGCGTTCGATGTTCCATTTCTTCGGGACCGTAAAGTGTACATTCCCTGGGACCACGCGAGGTTTACTACCTTGCTCGTCATGGTACCTAGCCACCATCTCGGGCATAAGCCCATTCAGGAGGTTCAGCATACCAGGGGTGCACACTGGGGGAGTCTCATATTTTATTGATGGGACTAACCCCTCTGTCCGCACTCCCACGTTGGCGCCGGGACCGAACGTCGCCTTTTCCGCTATATCGACGAGTTCTGGTTCCCCTAGGGGGCCCAGTATCATCAACACATTGGAGGAGAACTCCCCAAACCAATCAGGAAGATCTCCGGCTAAACGCCGGTTTGTCTCGGCATTACGTGCCTCGCAGGCTTCTAATTTCCTGCGAGCCGAAGCCTGCCGTATTTCTAGCGGCAGACCAGGCACATTCGGGCTGCATCTAAGCAAAGAGGCTATCTGGTAATCCTCGGCGAAATGCCTTGGTTCTTGATAGCCTTTTGCATCGATGTCAGTTTCCAACAACTGCACAAGATCATCGTCCAGAAGGAGCGATGCTCGCACAGCTGCCGGTGTCCCTATGGCCCGGTAAAATCTTCGGGCGAACTCATGCTCGAATTTCCATTCAGCATTAATGTCGGGATCACTCCCGGCAATAGCTTGCTTAGACATACCGTTACCTCTTCCACAGTTTCAACTGTTGGATTCAACCCAACCACAAGAAGGGTTAGAATGAGAACGAATCCTAAGGCTCTAATCGTTTTCACGATCAGAACACTCAGTACGCCGGTTCGCGTGAAGCGAAGTACGCCGTAACGAATGCGTTTGCCTGCAGATTCTTCCAGAGCGTAAAGGCCTTGAGGGCCTCCGCACTGCTGACGGTCTTTGGAATGACCACATCAGTAAAGAAGGAAACGGTGTCTTGGACCAGGATAACTCCATCAACGTCCCGTTCGAACGGAACAGCGAAGGATTCCCGGATCCGCGTCGTCTGCCGGGTCTTCCCGGGGGGCGACATGGTGAGCGCGAGTCGCAGATTCCCATCATACGTCGAGGCATCGGTCCCAATCCATGAGGATAGGGCCATACCCGCCGATTGAGGGACAAGAGTGTGGTTAGCGGGAACGTTATCCGCAATCACGATGTTAGCAGTTGCTGGCATAGGATCTTTCACCTGGTTAAGGCGCGGCGAGATTGCCGCATTGAAAATAAGACCTCCCTTGCGGAGATCAGTTTCGACCAGTCGACCGATTCTGACAGTGGCTTAACCTCAGGGAGGCTTGCCAAAGGCAGTCCCAACATCACGGTCCTTTCGTAGGACTTAAATGTCGAGCGTGCAGGTTGAACTGTCGTTCGCGTACCGCCACTTATGTATGCGGTACGGTTGTCCCTTCGGGCTATCAAAATCTTGTTTCCAACGGTGCCTTTGAATGACTTTACACCATTCATTGCATTGAAGCTGGAAAGATAGCCACCGAAGTTCCAGAACCAGTCTACCATAAATGCCAGCCTGGTGCCAGCCCATAGACTTTCAGCCAGGTTACCAGTCGTAAACGACGGGTTATCCATGTTGTAGGTCACATAGGCTATAGCACGTACCGAGCGCCG